TAACAATACACTTAAATCATTAGGATTAGATTACTCTGTACAGGAATGGCAAGATAAAAGAATAAATGCCATTAATAGAATATTGTCAAAAGCAAGGTACAATCATAAAGAGGTTGCAGAAAAGTATATAGACGAGTATACTAGGGTGTGTAATTCAAAAGCAATTGATAAGAGGGAATATAAAAAAGAAAATGTTAAAAACAGTTGAAAAAAGCAGAGCAAAAAAGACTACGGGAAGTGCTGTTACCTATAGAGCAGGAAAGGATAATGTTTTTGGTAGTTGTCCCAATACTTGTCCACTTAATCCTGTACAGGATAAAAGTACAGATGAGATTGATTGGTATTATTTAAAAGCTGTACTTCATGCAGTACCAAAAAAGGGAAAGGCATTTACATTTACCCATTTCAAACTTGAAAACGAGCCACTTGATAAATTGTTCTTGTTACATGATATAAAAGTTAATGAAAATACTACTACTATCAATCGGTCAACGGATAGTTTAGATGAGGCAGTTGCTGTACATAGTAAAATGTTTCCAACTGCTGTAACTCTACCTTATAAAAATGCAGGCTATCCACCAAATGTCAAAAAAAACTTCACTTATAAAAATGTCAGATTTGTTAGGTGTCCAGCAGAATATAACAAAACAATAACTTGTAAAAATTGTCAGCTCTGTACACGTAAACTACGAAATTTTGTCATTGTATTCTATGCCCATGGTAATCAGAAGGAATTAGTAGGTAAAAAAGAGAACGGTGGTTGTTATGGTACTTTTGGAAATGTCAGATATCAATGGGAGCATACGAGAAAAAATGTCAAAAATGTCAGCAAGTACAACTTTAACTCTTTTATTAGTTCAACTATAGAACAAAAACAACTGAAGGATTTTGCAAACAGTTTAGATACGGGAACTCTACTCCGACATCATGTCGTGGGGGATTTTGGGAAGATTAAGTACTCTGTACAGAATAAAAATACTTAAAATTAATATTTGCTTATACTTTATTATTGTGTAACGATACTATTTTAACTCTAACTATATATAGGAAGGAAATTCAAAATGTTAGATGCAGAAAACGTAATGGGAACAGGAACACACATCCTACCCGAAACTCATAAGCACAATGATTTAAAAGATTTAAGTCTATTTGACTTTGGTATACAGGAAGAGGATTTATACTATAAGTTTAACGGTGATTACTTAAAAGCAGATAAAAGAAAAGCAGTAGTCCGTTCCGATACGGGAGATTTTATCGGCAATCACAGTAAACGGTATAAAACTATACCACATATTGACTTGTACAAAAAACACACCGAAAAATTACTTGATAGCAATCTTGGTGGTGGTGCTTTGGAAGTCATTGATCAAACTTGGGATAATGGTGCTAAGGCAAGGAGAACTATTCATTTCCTTGACCATAAAACTGAAGTTAAGAATAATGATAATATTTGTTTACGTTCCGATATCTTTAACTCTATAGACGGGTCTTGGGCGTTTCAAACTTTTACTGGTGCATTCCGTAGCTTGTGTTTAAATACCCTAGTTTTTGGTGGGCAAAAGTTTTACCATGAAAGAAGAAAACATACTTCGGGATTAAATGTTAATTCAGCTTTGTCTAAAATAAGTAATACTTTAGATATATACACCAATCAATCAGATAAGTTTAAGAAGTGGAGTAATGCAAAAGTAACTGATGCACAAGTTATTCAGTTGTTGGCAAATACTGTTGCAAAAAAGGAAAGTAAAACAGTTGCCACTTTATCTGACTTAAATGATATTGAAGTAAGAGATGATGATTTATATAAAAAAGATGTGTACAATAAAGACTTGGTTAATACTAACTTATGTGATTATTTGTACTATAGATATCAGCAGGAACAAGGCTCACTTGGTCAAACTCTTTGGGCTTTGTATAATGCTGTTACTCATTGGAGTACTCACACTGATGAAACTTTTGAACGTGAAAACAAAAAAGGGAAAGTCATTGAGATATCAATGGGAAGAAAAGGCAGTCAAAAAGCTAATGTACAGAAGGACAGAGAAATTGCAGTTCGCAATATGTTAGACAGTCGTCATTTTGTTGCTTTGGAAGGCTTGGCAGTGGCATGATAAATATAACTTATAACACACAAGGCAATAATCATGGAGATAATAAACGCATTATTTAAGATAGCTTGGATAATAATCATAATAGTTATATTAATGGTTTTACTATAATCTAACGAAAGGAGGCTCTCTGAAATTAAATATTGATAAATCAGACAATTATATGTACATTAAAATGGTAGGTATTAATTTATCTACCATTTTTTTTAATAACAGGAGATGTTAAAATGACAAATGAAGTTAAAACTGCAAAAACAATAACACTTTATCAAGATGATTTAGTCAATGCTGTTCGTACTCAGAATATAAACGGGTTCGTTACTGATTGCACAGAAGAATTTCTTGATAAATTCTCATCAAAAGATAAGGGTTTATTAGTTATGGGTGTTGTCATGGGTCAAAATAATATGCTTAAATTTCTAAAGAGTGTATTATATGACGGAAGTATAAAAAATGAAAGGTTAATAAAATGACAGCACAAGTTATGATAAAAGTACTTTGGGGCGTTTCATTCTTTTTAATTGCTCATGGGTTTATAGGTTTAACTCTTTTATATTCAAGTTCATATTTTCATTTATTCTTAAACTTGTTTACATTAGGATCGGGTTGTGCCATTCTATTAATACTGACTTTAACAACTAATGAAAGGTAAACATTATGACTGATTTAATATCCCAAAAAGATAAATATAAAGTAGAAGTTAGATATAATGATATTCAAAATAGCTTTAACATTATATCTATTGAAATAGAGGCTATCAATCAAGAGGTAGCAGAAAAGAAGGCGTTAAACCTGTTACAATCTACGGAATGGGTTCATGAGATACCACAGTCTAAGATGCTCAATAGTAATACAGAATATAGAGCAAAAGAAAATATAGCCGTTGAGCAGTCTTACGCCTTACTTCCTAAAATTAAAGTAAAGGCTGGTTAATATGAAAGTAGAAAACATGACAAGCTCAAAAGGTAACATAGTGCCAAATCAATTCATTATAAGGGATAAGTTAAACAATAAACTATCTTTTCAATCTTATGGCTCGGTTATCTGCGAAATAATAAACGATGACATAACGCTTGATATCGTCTACTGGGATTACTCCCGTACAACTTCACGTTATCTTGGTGCATTCCTTAACTTACCATTAAAGGATATCAAAAAACGTGTATCTTCGGGGCAGTATCAGTTGAAGGATTTAAACCAAGTTAACCGTTAATCTCCCACTTCTGCCCCCAGAAGATAACCCTAGCTGTTTGCAACCTCCTTGACATTCGGCTAGGGTTTTTTAGTTACGCTTTCTTACTACCTACATTCTCCCTTAAACCATGCCAACTAGCCCCTAAAATTGTCAATGTGTATCTTCACACGCATGACATGACGGGAAACTTTATATAATATTACGGGGGAAGCTTAGGGTTATGCTTGGGAAGGTCATTTTGTCGGTATTAATAAAAAAAAGTGACAGAAACAGGGCGTGTTAGGGTCACCGGGGGGTACCCAGTACCCTGTATGCAACCTCGCACAATTTTGTGTATTTTTTAGGGCACCTACCAGAATCTTCGGACACCCCTTAAAAATTTTTGTGCATACCCTAGGGTTCCAACCAGCAAGAAACTTTAGAGGTATTTCCATTACTGATGCATTCCCTAAGTATACCTGATGCATTCCCTAATGGTACTACCCTGTATATACTTTACCCCGACAGGCCTACCTTTAGTATACACCTAATATCAGACTTGTCAAGTAAAAAATGAAAAAAGTGAAAAAAATAACTTTATCCTTGACAAACTCTATATTAGGTGTATACTGGTAACTAGTAGTTGAACATGTGCTTATGCTTCTTCAAGTAATACAAAAGAGAATATAGAGGTAAAGCATTAACTGCTGAGGGGGCTAGTACAATTAATGTTCTATCTCCGGAGGAAGCGTCTAAGCTTCAACTACCCCCTCAAAATAAAGAAAAGGAAACATTATGAAAAATTTGTGGAATGCACCAGAAATCAAAGAGGTGTCTGTTGGCATGGAAATTAATTGTTATGTTTGTGCTGAGGTGTAAAGACGATGGGAGATAATATAATAGATTATAGAGCAGGTATATCCAATAAAATGGTAGGAGCAATGCTGGATAGTAATATTAATCCCACTACTGGTAAACCATTTGCAAATGAAGAAGCAAAACAAACGTGGATGCAGAACTATGATAAACCTGTTGAAAAACAAAGTAAAGGATTTTTTAAGAGATTAAAGGATGCTTTATTTGCACACGGTGGCCCAGTTAAAAAAAAGCGTGGGAGCTACATGGGTGGTGGAAAGGTTCATAGGAAAAAGTATGCCAAGGGTGGTGGCGTGAGGAAAGCAACCAGATACAAATAAAAGGAAAAGAAACAATGGGAACAACAAGGAAGAAGAGGAACGGGCGTTATAGATCAGGTGGTTATGGCATCCGTGTACCAAAGGATGAAAAAGCACTATGGAGAGTAACAGAAGGTTCAACGGTTGCTAGAGAAAAAAATAGAGAACTAATGCGTGCAGAAAAAAAGGCATTAGAAGATAAAGTAGCTACAATGAAATCTTGGGATATAGAATTACAAACCGATGCTGAGGTTTGGCTTAGAAAAATAAAAAATGCAAAAACTAGAGAACAATTTGAAAAATTAGCACTTGCTTTTGATAAAAAGTTTGAAGCTGCAAGAGAAGTAAAAAAACAAATGGGCCGACCGGGGGGGAAGAAGAAAGTTAGTGCATATGGAAGGAAATTAAGAGGATCTCATTCAAAGATTAGAAAAACATATAGAAAGGCACAAGATCAAGACATTAAAGAATATGCTAAAGGTGGTGGAGTGAGGAAAGCGAAGAGGTATGGCTAAAATACCTGTATCTCCGTGGGAAGCACTTGCATCATTAATTGTATTACCTGTTCGTGAATTTTTAAGTTTACATAAACAGGCTAGAGAAGCACAATTAAATATGCTAGATAAAAACAAACGAAAAAAAGCTAAGAAAGCAATAGCTGAAATAAATAAAGAGTTAGGATCTCAATTTAAAGAACAAAAAAGAAAAAGTGAAATGGAAAAAGGAGCACCGAAAGCCCACGGTGGCAAGGTCCACACGAAAACCTACGCCAAAGGTGGTGGCGTAAGGAAAGCAGCCAGATATAGCTAATGCCAGTTGTTTATTTTGTAGCCTATCTTGTAGTGTGTTTCCATGGGGAATGCACAAGGTTTGAATCAGAACCATACAAAAAGGATATATCTGTTGAGTTCTGCCAACGAATGTTACAGCATATGTTCCAAACACAAGTAGGCCCTTACTACGATGAAATCATTGATTTTGAACAGTCTGTTCCTGAAGATCTTCAAATTATTAATTCCGGTTGTGATACAACAGACCGTGTACCAGAAGCTGAATGGGAACTTATGCCAGATGTAGATAAAGAACCTAATCAGAATGATCTACGTTGGCAGCAGGATCAGGAGAAGAATATATAATATGAATTTACTCCCAGAAAAAAAGAAGAAATTAACAGAAGGACAGCAAAAGTTTCTTAACTGTCTTTTTATAAATAATGGAGATATAACCAAAGCCTGTGAAGAAGCAGGATATTCTTCAACATCTAGAACTTGGCTTGTAAAGGTTCTAGCTGATGAGATAGTGGAAGTTTCAAAAAAGGAACTTGCAGTTAACTCTCCAAAAGCTGTATCTCGTGTTGTGGAATCCATGAATGATGATGGGTTAAACCCACGACAGGAGTTACGTCTTAAAGCAGCTCAGACATTATTAGATAGAGTTGGTTTGGGTAAAATAGAAAAACAGCAACATGAAGTACAGGCAATACATGGTATTGTACTCATGCCAAGTAAAAAAGAAATGCCAGTGGTGGTGGATCATGAGGATTAGAAATGCAAAAATGGTTGGTCTTTTTTATAGTGGTGGCATTTATAGGTATTTGGCAGGGAGATTCTTTAGCAGAAACTAATACTGTTACGAGTACATCTTCTACTGTGTCAGGAACTACTACAGTAGATAGAACGCCTTCAACTGCGAATGCTCCGTCTATAATGAACGGTAATCAAGATGTTTGTAGTTTTGCTGCATCGGCAGCTATACAAACCCAAATATTAGGTATAGCAGGTGGAGGATCAATAACAGATCTAAACTGTGAAAGATTGAAGTTAAGTAGAGCATTATACAGAATGGGAATGAAAGTAGGAGCTGTAGCAATGCTTTGTCAGGATGCAAGAGTATTCCAAGCGATGGAAATGGCAGGAACCCCGTGTCCATATTTTGGAAAGATTGGGATAGAGGCTGCAGAAGGCTGGGCTAGTAATCCTGAAAAAAGACCAGATTATGAAAAGTGGGTAAAGGAAAATACTAAAGATGAAGAGTACGTTACGGATGAAGCAGCTTTTGGTGGTTTTGCTGTTTTTCTTATTCTCCTTCTCCTCTAATGCACAAATGCTTGAAGAAGGGGACACTATTACTCAGGAAATAGAAACTGAGCATTTGGGTGAAGGACATATTGATACAGTTACACAAACAACAGTAAATGTAGAACATAAGACTACTGAAGATATATTGCATAAAGACACAGGTCTTGTAACAAATCGCTATGAAGGTGATATGGATTTGGACTGGGGTGGTTTAGGTCCAGCAAGTATGCCAAATTGCAATGCATATTTTGGTACAGGTAAATGTGGTAAAGGAACATCAAACTCTTTAACAACTTTTGATCAGTACGTAGATATATCAGATTTTCATATATCTGATGGTGGTGCATTAGAATGGGAACTACAAATGTACCATTCACAAAATAATACTACAGGATATTTTCAAACAAAAGGATATAAAAATAACGTACTACAATGGGATACTGGACAAATTAACTTAGAGAATACTGGTAGTCCAGAGACGTTTTCGGGAAGTTATGATTTTGCAGGAGATTTAGATAAGGTTTTTATAAGGGTAGGAGGAAAAAAAAATTACTATTTTGATAACGTGGAATATACCGTTAACTACAATTATATCACTACTACCATAGAAACATGGATTGAAATAGTTCAACCCATGCAAATGGAAGAAACAATAGCTCTAGATTTGATGGATACATATGAAAGTGCAACAATAGAAGAACAAATGGAAATAGATACCATGATGGAAGAAATGGACATGGTAATGCACTTTGAATTAGAACCAATAGATACAAATGATATTCAAATAGAGGGTATGCTTGAAACTGTAGACATGGGTGCTATGGAGGGTATGTTTCAAGATATGGACATGGGGGAGATGTCTGTAGAAGATGTTGTGGTTGAAATAGAAGCGATGGTAAATGACATAGGATTAGAAGTAGAGACTGTAGAAATAGAAATGCCAGAAATAACTGCAGAACCCGTAGAAGTTATTGAAGAAATAAAGGAGACAACCGATGTTGCTGAGATGGAAACTTCAGAAGTTGAAGATAAAGTTACAGAAGATACAGAGTCTCCTAAAGAAGAAGTTGCTGACACTAAAGAAGTGGTAGAAAATAAACCAACAAAAGAACAAGAGCAAAAACAGGAAAAGGCAAAAGAGATTATAGCTGGACTACCAAATAGTTATAATCCAACAACGCAAATTACAACATTAGCTCTTGTAAATGCACTAGGTCCTGATATAAAGACATATCAACAGGAAATGGTAGTTACACAACCAACATGGTATGTACCTGAAGATATATACGAAGATGTTCTTATTCACGATCCTTTAGGAGACTACATAAGTGTACGAAGTAATCTCCAAATGGAAAGGATGATACAACAACAGTATGAACAATGAGGTTGAATACAGAGGTGTAAAAATACGTGGAGGTAAATTAAAGTTATTAATACTTTTACCTTTACTTGGAACAATTGCCGGTAGTATCTGGGCAGGTTTTGAAGGATATGCTCGGTGGATTCAAATGGAAGAAAAAATAAATGAGTACGTGGCTCCTGATCTTACTACTTTTACTGTAAAGTTAGATGTATTAGAAGAAAGACTAACTTCATTAGAAGAAACAAATAAGGTAGAAATAAGAACGGTTAAAGAATTAGTAGGCTCTGCACAGAGTGATGCTAGAACAATACGAATAGATTTACGCAAAGATATTAACGAAGTACAAGATCAGATAGCAGGTGTAGACAAACGATCTCGTGATATGGATACAAGTATACGTTCTTCGTTGAGGCAGACAGAAACAGATTTACGCACAATGATTGATCATGCTTCAGATAGATTTGATTCAAAAAGAACTGCTATAGAACAAGATGGACAAAGAAGAATAGAAACTATTGATACTAAATTGACAGAACTAGAGGAACGGTTGAGAACAATGTTAGAAAGAGCATTAAATAACCCCTTGGCAGGCCAGTAATGGAAGATAAAGAAAAATGCTGTGCTTGTGAAGACTGTACTTGTGAAAATTGTACATGTACAGAAGAAGGCCCTTGCGAATGTTCAATAAACAAAAGGAGATGAGTATGCAAGAACTGATGAATCGCTTTAAAGAACCTTCATCTTATGCTGCACTAAGTGCTGTATTTGCGATGTTAGGTATTATGGTACCAACTGATTTATGGCAAAGTGTTGTCATGGTTTGTTGTGGTGCTGCTGGAGCAATTGGTTTCTTCATTAGAGAGAAGAAAGACTAATTGTGTCCTTGGAAGCATTAAAACAAAAGTATAAAGCAGAGATTGCAGTAGCAAAAGCTAATCTTGATGTTTTGATGCATAAGGCTGTAGGTATTGGAGAACATTCTGATATTACAGCTGAAATGGATAAATGGATTGGGGCTATTGCTGATAATCAAGATAAGATTGCAGCAATAGATTCCCTGTATAGAATTGATGAATCACAAGGTGATCTATTTAAAGATGCAAAACGATGGTAAGATTAAAAGAAAAACTAGTACAATACCTTTCGGATATACTCTGGATACAGAAGATGAAAAACTCTGTAGTCCAATTCCGGAAGAACTGCAAGCGTTGGATCAGGCTTTGATATACGCTAAATCATGTGGCTGGAGAAAAGCAAGTCAGTGGTTACTAGCAAAGACTGATAGATATATGTCTGATGAAGGATTAAAAAAACGTAGTAAACTAGGGGTGTATTTAAGTGAATAAGAAGTATAGTAATCCACCTAGATCACCAAAGACTTATATTATAGGTAATATATCAGGTATTAAAAAAGGAGTATCTAAGTTAGATTTAGATGGTAATATGTATATACCTTTAAGTCCTACTAATGATATTGGAGCATGGTTAGGAGGATCTGAAAGAAGAAGTCAAAGTGATCGGAATACTTTTTATTCTACTATTAATCAAGAAGTAAAATTTAGAGCTAGAAATGCAGGTTTTAAATTTAAAAATATTAAATTTAATTATAGACAAGAATCCCATAAAGGAAAGTGGAAAGAACAACATAAATTTGGACCTGAGGAAAGAGGAGGAGTTTTTAAATCAGATATAGGAAGATCACTTGAATTTAATGTATCTGATATAAAAGTAAATAAGAGTGGAACATTAACTGCAAATATTAATGTAGGTTTTAAAAGAGGGCATGTACCAGTTGGACAGGATGGTATATTTACCCCCGATCCAATGTTTAAGAATATTCATGATCAATATAGACAAGTTGGGCTCGGTCCAGAACATGAAACTGTAGGAACAATTGGATTTAAATATACATGGCCATAACAACTAAAAACATAGCAAAATATGCACGTAAAGCTGTATCTACAAAGCTATCTAATGCAAAAGCCAAAGCAAAAAAAGAATCAAAACGTGCTAGAAATGCACGGTATAGGGCGAATAAACTACAAGAAAGTATAGGAAAAATAGATGCAGCCCTAAAAGGAGCTGGAAAAGAGCCAGTAACAGAAGAAGAACTACTTGCATTACCAGAAAAAGTAAGAAACCATGTTGCAGAGAATGAAGTAGTCTTTAAACCTAACGATGGACCACAATCTAATTTCTTAGAAAGCCCTGAAAGAGATGTTTTGTATGGTGGAGCAGCTGGAGGAGGCAAATCTTATGCACTTTTAGCTGATGTTTTAAGAGAAGTAGGCAATCCCAATCATAGGGGACTACTTTTAAGACGTACTTTACCGGAATTAACAGAACTTATAGACAAAAGCAGACAACTCTATACACAAGCAATGCCCGGAGCAGTGTTTAAACAGGCAAAATCAACGTGGGAGTTCCCTTCTGGGGCAAAAATATGGTTTTCTTATGTTGATGATGATAGAGATGTAACAAGATACCAAGGACAAGCATTTAATTGGATAGGAATAGACGAAATAACACAATATCCTACTCCATATGTATGGAATTACCTAAGATCTAGATTAAGAAGCACCGATCCAAAACTTGGTTTATATATGAGATGTACAGCAAACCCCGGTGGTGTAGGAGGTTGGTGGGTAAAAAAGATGTATGTTGATCCTGCACCCCTAAATAAAGCATTTTGGGCAAAAGAATTTGATAGTGAGAAGACAATAAGGTATCCAATTGGTCATGTAAAAGGAGGACAACCTTTATTTTTAAGGAAGTTTATACCGGCTAGGCTAACAGATAATCCTTACCTTGCATTAGATGGTCAGTATGAAGCAATGCTGCTTTCATTACCTGAAGTAGAAAGAAAACGACTTTTAGAAGGAGATTGGGATGTTGCAGAAGGTGCAGCGTTTACAGAATTTAGTAGATCATTACATGTTACAGAAACATTTGAACCCCCTGATAATTGGGCTAGGATACGTGCCGGAGACTATGGTTATAGCAGTCCCTCTTGTGTTCTTTGGGGTGCTATAGATTGGGATAGTAATATCTGGATTTATAGAGAACTGTATATAAAGAATAGAACTGGTGAAAGCTTAGGCGATCTAATACTGGAAATGGAAAGAAATGATCCACAAATGCAAATTTCTGTATTGGATACAAGCTGTTGGAATAAAGTAGGATTAGGACCTAGTATAGCAGAAACAATGAATAGAAAAGGTTGTAGATGGATACCAGCTGATAGAAATAGATTAGCAGGTAAAATAGAAATTCACAGAAGGTTAGCTTGTGATAGTAATGGACAACCAAGAGTACGAATTATGGATATATGTACAAATTTAATTAGAACGCTACCTGTGTTACCTCTTTCAAAGCATAATCCAGAGGATGTAGATACAAGAGCTGACGATCACGCATATGATGCATTGAGATACATGATGATGGTGAGATCATTGCATAATGCAAGTACACCGTATTATTCTAATAGACAAATGCAAAGACATGTTCCTGCATTTAGTGAGGAGTTTGGATACTGATGGCTGAAGAAGAATTTGAAAAAACCATAATTGGTGAAGGTATAACACCACGTATAGAAGGATTAACTACTGATGAAGTAGATGAATTACTAGCATACAGAACAGTATATAATGCTCTATTTACTGATAAAAAAATTCCTTCAGTATTAGAATTACAAAAAAAAGCAAAAGAAGATACTCTTACAATTAGAGATGCTATAGCTAGTAGATTTTATGTACAGGGAATAATCCACGAT